GCGCAGAAGATTATTAGAATGCACTACTCTGCTATGGGCAAAAAGGGTGGCAAGACTGCCGGGGCGATTAACAAGGCAAAGGGGAGTGAGTATTTTTCTAAAATTTCAAGGAAGTATTGGGATAGTAAGAAGGAGGGAAAATAATATGGCACATCCAGGTGGGAGACCACTAAAATTCCAAACAGTGGATGAAATAAAAAAGATTGCTGATAAATATTTTGCAGAGACTCCAAAAGATTTATGGACCATAACGGGGCTTGCACTGGCTCTAGATACTACACGCGATGTACTTATTGACTACCAGGAAAAGGACGAGTTTTCCTACACCATAAAAAAGTATAAACAAATGGTGCATAACGCATATGAGGAAGACCTCCGAAAAAAAGGTCGCTCAGGAGATATATTTGCATTGAAGAATTTTGGATGGAAAGATAGACAAGAAACTGCACTAACTGATACAGAGGGTAATTCAATTCAGCCAGTCTATGTTCAATTTCTAGATGGAGAAAAAAAAGATAATAATCCAAATTCCAAATGAGTTCAAAAGACTCTTTGACTCCGACTGGCGTGAAGCGGCAATTTATGGAGGTAGATACTCTCTAAAATCTCACACTGTTGCGAGATGTCTTCTTATCAAAGCGAGAATGAAGAAAACGAGAGTAGCCTGTTTCAGAGAGTTCCAAAACTCTATAGCAGAAAGCTCATATCAACTGCTTTTAGACCTCATCAAAAAATATGACATGCGTGACTTTAGAGCCACACATAACTCTATTGAGAATACACTCAATGGTTCAGACTTTCTTTTCAAAGGGCTTTGGAATAATGAGCAGAGTATCAAATCAATCGAGGGAATTGATATTGCATGGGTTGAAGAAGCGCAGACTGTTTCTGATAAATCTCTTGAAGTCTTGACACCAACGGTGAGAAAAGAGGGTTCGCAAATCATCTATACCTACAATAGACTCCTTGAGGAAGACCCGGTGCATAATAGATTAGTCATTCAGGGCAGACCTAATACCCTGGTTATCAATGTGAACTACGATATTGCAATCAAATACGGGATGATGCCTGATGTAATATTAAAAGAGATTGAGGATGACAAAGAGAGGCGACCGGGACTGTATAAGCACAAATGGTTAGGAGAGCCCTACAACCTTGAGGCTAAAATCTATAAGGATTGGCAGATAATAGACAGCATCCCTCACGAAGCGCGTCTTGAGCGATATGGACTCGATTTTGGATATTCCAATGACCCTACTGCAATCGTAGCAGTCTACAAATATAACGGAGGTCTTATTCTTGATGAGATAACCTATCAGAAAGGGCTCTCTAACAAGCAGGTAGCAGACATACTCACCATTCAGCCCAAAAGGGCACTCACCATCGCAGACTCCGCAGAGCCAAAGAGTATTGATGAGATTACTGCGTATGGGGTGTCAATTATGCCATCCAAAAAGGGAAGAGACTCCATCATGCAAGGCATTCAATATGTGCAGGACCAGCGAATATCAGTTACCAAGAGAAGTGTTAATCTTATCAAAGAATACCGGAATTATCTCTGGATGACTGATAAGGATGGTAAGATTATCAATGAGCCATCACCCATCTTCAATCACTGTATGGATGCCATCAGATATGCAATCAACAGCTTCAGAGTCACCGAAGACCCAACAGACATAATCCCCACCGATGAGTTTATCAATTCCGAGACAGGATTCTATTAATATGGACGACACTTTTTATGAGGGTCTTATTAAAAAATGGCACGAGTGTTATTCGATGATTGGTGTCGATGGATACAAAAGACTTATTGAGATAAGTGAGCACAATAGAGAACGACTGGGTCATAATGGATACTTGGATGCAGTTAGACAATATGTAAAAGAAAAATATGATTACCCATCTGACAATATCAGAAAATAACAAACAAGCTCATATAGACATTGAGAAGGAGATGGTCTATCATAAGAAAGGATGGTTCCATTTTGAGATACGATGCAGCAATGGCAACATTGTGGACTTTGTTACGAGAGAGTATGTCACCTATGAAAACTTTGAGCCCAAGCAAAACTCAACTCCACATGATTATTGAAAAAGATGCGCAGACATTACGATTTGGAACATCGTCATACACAGTATGGATAAATGAGGCTGGAGAGCCACAAATAAAGACATTAAAAGTCACCAAAAGTAGGCGAATAAAGTACAAAACTTGACAAAGATATAGTTAGTGCATAGAATGATATAGAACGCCTTGAATGCAGAGTCAGCATTTACAGCTCCCTGAGGGGAGTTTTTTTCATATATGGACCAACTTCAACACTTGATACGCGACAGACACTCAGCTTCAAACAATTACGTTGAACAAAAAAGACCTGCATGGGATGAGGCAGAGGACATCTTCTTCGGCAGAGTGAGAGATAAGATTTCAGACAGAACCAAATCAAGAGTATTTGACCACAAAATATCCACAATGATATTGGAGTCAGAGGCAAGGGTTATGGCAACGACTGGAGTCGGCAAGGTTAAGGCTATCAGTAAGAACGATCAAGGGGCAGCAGCGTTGATGAACCTCATGCTTGACAAATACATTATCCCCAACGCCAACGCACAGTTTCCTCTCATTGTGAAACATAGAATGATGCACCGAGCGTCAAAGATATTCGGCAATTCATTTGCACTCGTTGATTGGGATATAAAACGCAATGGATATGTGGGACCTGATTTATGGCTTCTTGACATTCGTAATGTCTTTCCACAGATAGGCGCAGTTTCACTCGATGACTCAGACTTTGTCATTGTAAGAACGTATCGACCTATCTCATTTTTTGAGAGTCTGCGAGGGCAGAAAGGATATAAGAACATTGAAAAGGTTATTACCAAACTCCAGCAATCAACTGGCAACAAGGGCTCACGTGACACCACTCAAAAGACCACACGAGAGAACGAATACCCTGATCAGATAGCGTCAAAGGGTTCGGGGTATCACGAGGTGCTCATGATGTTTGAGAGGGATAGATGGGTATATGCGGTTCCTGAGTGTGAATACGCAATCCTAAAAGACAGCAAAAACCCTAATGACGACGGTGAGCTTCCTGTGGTGAACAAATATGGTATTCCTCTTGCTGATGACATTATGGCACTGGGTGATGTTGAGCGGGCTAAAACAATGCAATATGCCATAAATAGCTCATGGAATATGGCATTTGATGGAGCAAAGCTCTCACTCTTCCCTCCTGTTATATTCAATACAGACGCAATCATAAAATCAACCATTAAAAGACAACCCGGAGCAAACTGGTTAGTGAGAGGAAATGTGGATAATGCAGCACGAGCTATTGATCTTAATCCGAAAGGCTTACAGACTCACCAAGCTCTCTATAATCTTGCTAATGCTTCATTGCTCAATATGTTTGGCACTACCGACACATCAGTATCTGAAACTACAGACAGCACTTTTGGCAAGACTCCAGAGGCACTGCGACAGCAGGCGTCACGAACTAATGCGAGAGATGCGTGGGATAAGTTCTATGTAGACCTCTATATCACTCAAGTCAATAAAAAGTTTGTGAATATGATGAGCAACAAACAATCTTCAGCAGTTGAGGTACGCATGTTTGCTCCTGAGATACGAAAGCTGGCAAATCAATACCCTGACATGGCAGAGATGTATGATGAGAACACGGGCAAGCTCAGAATAAAAAAGGGAAAGACGGGTTCTATTCTATACGATTATGAATTTATGTCGGGATCATCCTTTGCTGCAGACGAACAGAAGCAACTTGAGAACCTACAGCAGACATTTGCATGGCTTAGCAATCCACAGGTGGGACCCTACGTTGAACAACGACTGCAAAAGGAAGGCACCACCATAAACTTCACCAAGATTTTGACAGGCATTATGAGCAAGAACACTGAAAACTGGGATGAGATGATTGTTACTCAAGAAACAGATACTCCCGGCGCTGAGCAGGATCAGATGATTGTAGATCAAGCAAATGAACAGTTCATGCAGATGGTACAGGGCATGCAGGGTGGGCAGGACCCCACGCAAATACCTCCACAGCCTATGGGGATGGATAGTCAAGCACCTGTAGACGATGACCAAGTGGTTCAACAGAATATGCAACAGTTACAACAGATGATAGGGCAGATGCAACAAGGTTAATAGTTTATTTAGGTATATGTCAGCACTCAAGCCGTCAAGCATTGACGAGACTATTCATATTTGGAGAGATGAAGAGGGTATAAATCCCGATGAGCCAGTAGATGTGGATGATGCAGCATTTGAGGTATTATCACGAAGCAGAGGGTGGAAGAGGCTGAAACAGCACATTGAAATATTGAAGCAAGGGCTAGATAGCAGACTATCTGAGTCAGTGCTAAAAAGTCTTGGTGATGCACAGATTAAAAATGATGCACTGTTTTCCGTCCTGGGTAAGGATCTCCTCAACTCAATCATATCCAAAGTTGAAGATACTGCGTTAGCAGTTCGGGAGATTAAAGATGGAAAATCAAGATGAGCAAGAAGTCATTGTCGAAGAGGGTGAGGTAATGCAAAAGGAGTTTGAGTTTACACCCACCGGGACATGC